GACACACCGGACACACGTCAATATATATATAATATATATATATATATATGCTTATTACGTTAGAGTTCATCAACGGTGAAGACCTGATCAATGATCGGATCTCGCACCAAAACGGGCAAACGTTGAACTTTTTGAAGTAGCCTCCCATACCACTCGATTGCACTTTTATCAATGTTGTAAATGTCCCGTACCATCTGATATGTATATTGATTGGGCTCTATCGAGGCTTTCGCGCCAAAGTCCACAATAACTCCAAAAGGTGACCCCTTACGTAGGGCCTCTGCAGCCGTAGCAAAGTTTTCAGCTTTATACTCGTGTAGGGCAACCTTCCTCTCTTTCAGGAGTTTCGTAATAGCATTGCATGTTTCCCTTATGATTGGGACGTGAGGACAAGTTCTCATAGTGGCATCGACTACGCTATACAACCATTCGAGGGGGCGTTCTTGTAGATCGCATGAGGTTGTCATTTTGTACAACCTTCGCCCAATCGTCGGTCCCCACCAGACCTCATCTCTTCCTTCCTTACGACACGGATAGGGTCTGCTCCCTAGAAACACGACTTTCCGGAATTCACGCTCCATAACCGGCTTAGCTTCAATCCCCCAAGCTCCAACCGCACGAGACACATCCGCCTTATATTCCTCCATCGTTCGTCCTGACAACAACTCCTCCGACAATCTGACCAAGCTATCATCACCGAGAACCGCAATATGACACCGACTGGTTACATAATTCACCTGGTCGTCCGTTAGAGTGTCAATTGCTGTCATTGGGACCCTATAATACAAACTCAATACGGAGAAGAGTATGCATATGCCATTGACAAGTGCATTCATAGCTGCAGTGTCATCTCTCCCGCTCGAATTCATGGAACATGCCCTGTATTTGATGCCTCTGGAAAACCTGCCTTTCGGCATTTCCCAATAACGAAGGGCAGAGGTAAGCAACTTATGTAACCTACAATATGGCCTCCCCCACCTACCAGCGGCTGTTTCCATCATACCAAAGAAACTATATATCGGATACACGACGTCCATGAACAATGCGTGGGAATAGGTGCAGTCGAACATACTATAGTCATTCATTAGGTACACAACGTTGGGGAACTTATTAGAGCCGTCCGGGTGCATATTGTCGGATGCGTATTTCGCCATAGCAACTGGAGTAGCCCCACCTACGTATGTTAGAAAATTTCCAAAATTCCAGTTGTCATGCAACTCGTGGGTGAAAACCCGCAGGGTTGGGCCGGCAGCCACATGGCTTGCCTCAGGTGGGCCCTGAATAATCCTGGGGTTTCCCTCCAGCACCCCACAGACGTACTCTGGCGCTCTCGTGGCCGCAAGTTCCCTCTTTATGAAACTGCCATATCTCCGGCTTTTAAATGCTCCAACACCACGCTCCATTAGCTCAATAGCCCCTCCAGCTAAAGCAGATCTACGCCTGGGTAACATGTCATCAAGCCATCCACGGTGTTGTATGTTTCCAAAAATCAATCCTGCGTTATATAGGCATAAATCGTCACCTACACGGAATAATTCTTGGTTAATGGTATGTCGGTAGTGGCAGAAAGGTCCAGTACAGTAATGTGGTAAATGGCGAGCCCCATCGGAATACAAGAACTCTGAACTCACGAAACTGAGCCTTTCAACAGGTTGGTCCATATTTACTTTTGGAAATAAGGTCTTGTTTAGACACAATCTTCGTATAAGTTTTTGTGCTGCCGATAGTGCAAATTGGTTTGGAGTGTTTTTCGGCCGACCAAATATACGATACTTGAAGCCACAAGCCTGATTGTTTTCGCTATCCACATATGTGGCTGGCAAGGCCTTTGGAAACCCTACTCCCAAGAGTTCACTGTACTTACCGGGATGTTCTAAGATATTCGTCTTTACCTTTCTGGGCTTGAATGACCACTTGGCTGGTGAGTTAATGGCCATGGGATGATTTGCATGATCAGCAGGGTCACAAACTTCACTGCCCGTGACCTTATCTTCCTCTGGCGGACCATTATGATAAAACTCCCCTCGCAATGGTTTCTTCTTTGGATTACATTCAACACCCGGAAGCATAAGCGGACCACCGACCTCTACAAAATTGCCAGGAGGAAAACACACTGCATCCAACAGACTTCCTTTCTGTACAGTGTTGCTTTTGTCACGTAATTCTGCCTTAGTGACATGTTTTTGAGCCATCCTCCGGTAAGCCGAGCATTCAGCACAAACCCCTCGCATCCAATGATACTTGATTGGTGCATACTTGCCACACGGGACACATCTGGCCATATCCGTTGCGTTCCTACCACTTACCCATTCCACAGTGCCTGCTCCCCACGATTGCTTTCTTCCCCAAGCCACCGCTGATCCAACTGTCACCAATTCCACATGAGAGTCTTTAACAAGATAGGTATCTATTTTGGCACCAAATACAGACATCAGTCTTATGAGATCCACGTTACGATCGTAGTTGCAATACTGCCGTTGTTGACGTAGGTACAGATCAGTGAGGTCACTCGTTATATTGATCCACCCCATCCACCACGGGAGGTGAATGAAGCGATCTGGCCTAAACAACCACCTTGAAAAGGCGTGAGACCTCGCACCACTTAAGTTCCAAACCATCCGTAGATCCATATTCTCCGCCATAGCCGCCACATCCTCCCCGTGCCTAAACCAAGCTCTTTCACTCTGCATGCTATGTCTCATACCAAACAGCAATCTATACCATTGTATTTTTGGGACATAAAGATCCTTCTTCAAAATAGTACCCCCAACACGAAGAACTGCACTCCTAGAGAAGAACCCAGTTTTCTCGAGTTGGAAAGAAACCTCGTCGTATGTCACTGGGGCAGAATAGGCACCGGAACATTTTTCATACAACACAACAGAGAGCACCACCTCCGCCAGGTAATCTCGCACGCTCAAGGTAAATCCTTCGTCAGCTTGAACATTTGTGGCAACAAGATTCCTCGCTACAAATCGCAGGTGGTCATGGGTGGTTTCGGATGAGACCAAGCCGGCAACGGTCGTGATAATTTGATACAATTTTTCGACTTGAACCAATATCTCCCGAGTTGGACCACCATTGACGCTGAACACAAACTTGAAGCGCCAATCCGGTGGTGGTCTGTGCACACCCAGAACGCCAGGTGGAGGAGGAACCCAATTGGCATGTATGTTAATAATTTCTGCATCTATACCATATATGCCTGGGTTCATTTCTCGTAGGGACGGCCCATTAGCCTTTGGATCGAACGACCTCCATATTCTACGAACCACTCTGCTTTCTATCCGTCTGGTCATATCTGGCATTATCCTTTGCAACCTACTAAGTCGATTCATATGATAGGCCTCCTCCTCGTATTGGACTCCATTCACTATCGCAGTGAACACCACAGATCGGCTCTGCATCCAAATTGGAGGCGAGATCACATTGTAAGCTCCAGAAATGGTACTGCCGAACACATAATGAGAGGGAGCGATTGGGACGAAGAAACTCTTTAATTCATTACCCCGTGTTGTGCGTACATTGCGTACATAATGATGGGACGAAATAAAGGGCTGCTCGCCTTCTCTAACTGCCAACATCTGTAACTCGGCTGCATTCGGATACTCAATGACCTCCCAAGATAACATATCACTAGTTCGACGAAAGTCGGCACTGAGGAACCGAATACATAGTCTACCACAAGAGCACCTTCCCAAACACCTACAAGTGTGTCTATATCTACTCCACATAGCCTTGAATGAATCTGGTTGCCTTACCACATCCCCATGTGGCCCAATTATTGTGTCACAATATCGCCATACATATACAATTCTACCTTGACCACACAGCGTCATCAATGGAGGAGGAACGGGTGAGCACCAAACGACCTTCCGAAACGTACCACCAATAGTGCCATTCCTAATGGCTCTCCGCAACGTGGCATTCATTTCACCGATCCTGAACGGGAACGCAGCTGGTAGCCACCTGGTTCTGTCGAATAAGGCATAAAGAGGGTTCCTCGAGGCAGCATCCAACGTGAGATAAATCTGCCGTTGATCGTAAGCCCACGATGGTCCCACTACAACCACACTTCTGGGAACACCACAGGTTTGACATGAATCACAACGGTAATATTCACCACTAAGATGCAAAGGGCCTCCTAGTCCACCTTCCCTACTATGAAACCATTTAAGCCTGTCCGTGGCATCCTGCATTTCACGCAACCTGTTCCTATTCTGAGTTGGCACACTCCTTTCTAGCTGATGGCATAACACATACCCATCTCTGAGGTTTGTTCCGCCAATCCTCTCGAAGTTACCTGGTGCACGATGGAATTCTTCGTATTGGTAGCCTTGCATCTCATCCATGTTGTGTAGATTGCTGTAGCCCAAGATCGGTAAAGGTTGCATCTCAGCCAATCTATCTCCAGTATAGTCCACCACACGACAATGCCGGTAATACACGTCCTCACCGCCACCCAAAGGATTTGCCATCTGCATGATTCCCCTATCCACCATCTCATTGCCCTCCATGGCTTGACAACAATCATCCAAATTGTTGTAGTTCACCGCTGCCGCCCTACTGGTGCCATAATGCAATTCCATCATACAACTCTTGCAATAAGAACCACACAGATCGTATCCCATGAGGTCGTGATATAATGTATGATTCGCGATGTGAACCCGATCCAAGACATCGGCGTAGTTCTGTGGTCCAATACCAACTCCAACAATAGAATCTTGATCCAGCTTGGTTTGTATAAGATTGTTCATTGCAACTAAGTCTACAGGGGTGAAGTGTGCAAATAAACCATCGGGTTGTATCGCACGATCACATTCAGTACAGACCAAGTCGGACTGGATTATTGGTCGCCACACCTTAATGTCGGTGCTTTCGATAAACCTTGGGATCGTCCAATTCGCATCCACCGGATCAATGTTTGGAGTTCCATTATTCATATTTGGGGGCGCCACATAATTGTCAACTTTTTCCAGACCATCAATGACGAAGTACGTTGGACCACTACGCGGAAATGTGTAGATACCCTCCACATCGAACTGCTGTTCCCTAAGGACATTTTCGTCGTTGTAATTGGCATTGGCAACGTCTCGAATTCCAACACCCGCAATTTTAGGCAGGTTGATTATGTCCACGACAAAATCCTGAGTAGACTGAAAGTCCACGCGAGTATAATGGCCTATTCGTTTATCCTCCACTTTGAACTGATTTCGCACTGTACCACTGATGACATGGCAAACCTCCTCGGCGCCAGCATCCAATTGTCGAAGATAAAGAAGCACTCTCTCGCCAGTGCAATATTTCCTCGAACCGTCATGCACGAAACAGTCATCCACGTGGTATCCTAGGAAACGAACGCCAAGCGCTTTCGCAGCATAAGCCACAGATGGCTCACTCATACCATACCCGCAATAACTTAAGTCCAAACCCAAAGAAAAAGGTCCACAGGCATAACCATTACGTTGAAAATCTCCTTCAAGCAGCAATTTGGCCTCCACCTTCAAGTCCACAACCTTTACTCCAAAGATACTATACGAAACCCGCGCTCCTAACGTTCGAAATGGATCCATCACATTGGCATCCTTAAACCGGGTTTTTGGCATTGCCACCGCATGCAGGACATAGGCATTGTTGACGTTTAGATCGTAACTACGGAATTGGATCCTCCTGCCAAATTTTATGATATCCAGGCAGCTAACTTCCTCTGCGGGTGTACAGGCTATGCGCTCGTATCTCGGATTGTCGAAGATTCCCGGATTATACGATCGATTGACAGCATCGAAACAGTAATCCACAAGTGCATTGTTGAACGTGACATCCCTATGAAAGAAATTTGCCAATCCAACATTGCCATGAATCGCCCTCCGACAGTCATGTATTGACTTAGGATTGAAATACAGCGCTCCTCCCATACCAACAAATCCCCGCATTGGTTCCACCAGGAATATTTTGTAATCCAAATCCCCAGTACAACCCTTCGTTCCAAGACCATAGCACGTCTCCACGACAAGACCATGCAACCCCGCATATGTCCACCGACGCCAATCATCCGCCCGATATCTAGGTTCAATTGGGGCTCGACCAAAACCGCAATTGAAAATATAGTACATATCTACATTACGAGGGCTTTTGACCAATATAGCCTCTCGCACCTGCTCCAAACGCCCCTGGAGCGAGCCCTGCTTCCTGCTGAAACGACCATTGGAAAAAGTCATTAGGGCTAGTTTGTAGTGGTTGAAAAGTGTGCGTAGTAACGGTAAGAGTGGAAAAACAAAACCAACAATATTAATAACACCGCACAACCGTTAAGTACAGAACGGCATAACACACATATAGTATAAGAAAATTTTCAACGCCTACGAAGTGATGATGATCTTGAATAAGGTGGGCGGCCTCCATGCCTCCACGACGAGATAGGCAGCCGACACGCGAAGTGCCGAGGTTGTGGTCAGATAATCGGATGCCCCTGGGTGCTTCGATCCGGCCGAGAAGCGACAGACCGTTTTAAAGGCAAACGCACAGTGATCTAACACAGGAGACATGACAAACAAAACCACCATCACCACACCTGTCAAAACAGGCCTAAAATGTGTAACGATACAACTAAAACCAACACATGCACATAAACAAAAGATAGTACACTATATACAAATCTTTAATTTTACGCACGCACGCTACACACCAATACAATAACAAGGGGATTAGTCAACCCTTGGGACAACCAGGTAATTAACCTAGTTGCCTCTTTGTCTCCGAGTTGGGTTACTAACCCAACTCGGAGGCGGCTCACGTCAAAGGCAAAACCCGC